AGGTCGTTCGGGATCAATATCCCTGGGAAGCCCTGGTACCAGACAAATCGAGGCTTCAAGTTTTGACTTGACATATACCGTGTATTGGGTACCATTGTAAGGCATGAAGATAACGGTCAACAAGCTGACGTGTTTGAGGTGCGGGAAGTCCTGGATCTCGAAGACGGAAAATCCGCTCCGCTGCGGGAAGGTTGCCTGTCGTTCGCCTTACTGGAATCGCCCGAGGAAGAAAGGAGTCGCTAAATGAAGACGCTCACGCTGCTCGCGCTCCTGGCTGTTCCGTGTCTCGCCGACGAGGTCGTCATGAAGGACGGCCGGAAGATCGAGTTCAAGTCCCTGGAGGACAGCGGCGAGACCTATACGATTCTCACTCCCGAGGGGACCCGCGTCGTCGTCAAGCGGTCCGACGTCGATGGAATCGCGAAGACCGAGCCCGCCGTCGCTCTGACCGGCGCAACGATGTCTTTCTCGAAGAAGAGCAAGCTCGATATGGTTGACCTCATCAAGAAGATCGAGACCGAGAAGGACTTTCTGGTCGGCACCTGGAAGGTCCAGCAGGACGGTTCTCTCCTCCTGACAGCTCCTCCGAACGTCGAGAACGCCTGCTGCCAGTTCCGCTACGAGCTTCCGTCGGACGAGTACAACCTTTCGCTTGTGATCGAGCGCACCGAGGGCGAGGACAACGTCTCTGTTACGTTCCCGACCCCGGGAGGTCGGCAGTGCCAGTTCTTCTTCGACGTCGACAAGGGCAAGTACTCGGCCATCCTGACGCCCGGCGGACCGGAAGGGCACCTCAAGGCCTCCACGCCGATCCCCGGGAAGCAGCTCGCCGCCAAGAAGCCCCGCGCGGTCGTCTTCATGGTCCGGAAGTCCGGGCTCGTCGTTCAGATCGACGGGAAGGACGTCACGACGTTCCGCTCGGACTGGTCCAAGGTGGTTCCTCTCACCGGACCTCAGACTAAGGACGCCTTCGCGATCGGGGCGCTTGCCTGCGGGGTCAGGGTCTCCAAGATGACTCTCACGGTCGTCCAGCAGAAATAACTAGGTGAGATGGTGGGGGAAATGGACAAGGAAGACGCTGCAGTCGCCAGGATGAAGCCTGTCGACGGCTGGTTCGCGGAGATCGAGGCCAGGGAGCTCTACCGTGCGACCATCGATGCGATCCGGAAGATTCCCGGCGGGGTCCTGATCGAGGTCGGAAGCTACAAGGGGCGCTCGACGGTCGTCCTAGCGTCCGCTGCCGTGGACTCCGGCGTCAAGACGACGCTCTTCGCGATCGACCCGCATCAGGGCGTTCTGACGGACGGGATGCGGGTCAGTCCGACCTGGGACGAGTTCAACGCGAACATCAAAGCTTCGGGGGTAGCCTCTTCGATCGCAGCGATCAGGACCTCATCGTCGAACTATCAGACGAACGCGAAGGTCTCGGTCCTCTTTATCGATGGTCTGCACGACTTTGAGAGCGTCCTGATCGACTACAACAGCTACGGGAAGCTCGTCGAGCCCGGCGGCGTTGTCGCCTTCCACGACTACTCGAATCCTGAATTCCCAGGAGTGAAGAAGGTCGTCGACCTCATGGTCGCCCGCGGCGAACTCCTCCTGGTCCGCGTTCCGGACGGTAAGGACCCTCACGACACGCTCCTGATCGCCAGGAAGCGCGTCAAGCTCTCGATTATCATCCCGACCTGCGGTCGCCCGCGTCTGGAGCAGGCTCTGTACAGCATCCTGGAGAATGGGATCTCGAAGCGGGACGAAGTGATCGTGGTCGGCGACGGCCCGCAGCCGGTCGCTCGGGAGATCGTGAAGAAGTTCAATGGTGCTCTGCCGATTCGGTACTTCGAGCACGGTCCGACCAGGATGGTTGGGTCCGCACAGAGGAACTACGCGATTACCCATGCACTCGGTACGCACCTTGCCTTCTTGGACGACGACGACGAGTACACCGACGGCGCCGTCGACTTCATCCGGAAGACCGTCGAGAAGAATCCGGAGCGGATTCACGTCTTCAAGGAGCAGTCGCACGTCGCGCGGCATCCTTGGGGCGTCGTCTGGAAGGAGAGGATCATCCAGAGCGGGAACGTAGGGACCCAAGGGATCGTCGTCCCGAACGTCCACGGAAAGCTCGGGTCCTGGCCGAACAACGTCTGCTCGGACTACTATTTCCTGAGGGAGACGGTCAACCTTTACCCGGACAAAGACAACGGAGTCGTCTGGGTCGATCACATCGTCGCCGGTCTTTACTGATTTTTTTTATAGAAGGGGAAACATGGACACGCCGACCGAAGAGCAGGAGCAGCTCAGTCTCGAAGCGCAGAGGCAGATCTCCAGGCTTCTGGACCACAACAGCGAGCTCGTGAAGGACTCGCACAGCCTCCAGTCGCTCGTCTCGACGAAGAACGCCGCGATCGTCCGACTTGAAGCCGAGAATCTCCGCCTCAAGATGACTCGGACCGACAAGGAGCTTTCGACGCAGGTCGACGCTCTTCGTACGGAGGTCGGCAAGAAGGACAAACTGCTGGTCGAGTACCAGAAGGTCATCGAGAACTACAAAGGGAATGAGATCATCATCCTTCGTCGCGCCGCTGTGGCCGAGCAGAAGGTTGCGACCGTCCAGGACACCATGACCAGGATCCAGAAGTCCAGGGACGCCTCGGCCGCAGAAGCCGACAAGAACGACAAGGCGCGTCTCGACGCTATTCGGGACATGGTTGCGGTCAGCGACCAGCTTCGAAAGGCGAACGAGCGGGCCGCTGCGCTGTCGAAGGAACTCGACGAGCTCAAGAAGAAGCAGCAGCCGAAGAAGTAGCCTCCGGCGGGAGGTGGAGGGATGGGTGGTGACAGGGGAACGGGGAGGGTGTGCAGGTTCATGAAGTGCGACTCGGGATGCCCTACCGCGTCTGGGTCAACGGACGCGGCGGACGACACCTCTGCAGGTTCGTTCCCACGTCCAGGGTCTCACACACTCAGTGGGGCCCCGTCTTCATCGGACACTTGTATTTTCCGCCGTTCGACGGAAAATCAACTAGCTTTGTTCCGAGCCGGTTCTTCGCCGACGAGATGGGGCCATGGCCGACATGACTAAGAAAGACTTCGTGAAGCGCTGGGCGAAGAAGGCGGCTGGCGGCGGCGCCGTCGAGACCTTCGAGAACGACGTCGAGCGCCTCGTCCGGACGATCGTCCTCGTTTCGACTTCGTCGATCGTGAATGGCCTCTTGACCGGCCTGGAGGAGTCTCCGAAGGATCAGAAGCGCTTCGTCGCCCTGGTCAACCAGATCTCTCCGGCCGTTGAGCAGGCTCTGCAGAAACTGTACGAGTGAGGGGAACATGGCACTTCCAGTCCGCGTCGTAATCCCAACGATCAAGTCCAGGGAGAAGTTCCTTGAGACTCTCTGTCTGCCGACCGTCATCAACAACGACCCGGCTGACATCGTCGTCGTCCGCGGAGACGGATCTGCTCCACAGAAGCGGAACCGCGGCGCGAGAGGAACTACCTGGAAGTACCTCCTGTTCGTCGACGACGACTCGAGGCTTCTGCCGGGCTGCATCGCAGCGATGGTCGACATGATGGAGCTGACGGACGCCAGCTTCTGCTACTCCGACTTCCAGATGCAGCCTCAGGGTGGCCGGTTCACCGCGGGCCGGTTCAACCCGGAGCGCCTACAGACCGGCAACTACATCGACACGACCAGCCTGATCCGCGCCGAGGCATTTCCTGGCTTCGACGAGAACATCCTCCGGTACCAGGACTGGGACCTCTGGCTGACGATCACGAAAAGCGGCGGACGTGGGGTGTACCTCGAAAAGCTTCTGTTCGAGAAGTGGAAGATCGACGTCGGGATCACGGAGTCCGTCACGGACAGCGACGCGCGTGGGGCGCTCGTTGCGAAGCACGGGATCCCGTCATGAAGGTCCTCTACGTCCTGGCGCACTACCCACAGAACTCCGAGTCGTACGTCGATGCGGAAATGACCTACATGAGGAGCCAGGGCGTCCAGATCGAGGTCTGGTCGCCGACCTCCGGGTATGGGGATTCTCCGACTGTTCACGTCCACCGCCGGTCCTTGGCGGAAGCTCTCATCGGCTTCGCGCCGGACGTGATCCACATCCATCACCTGACGACGGCGACCTATTACCTGGACATCCTGCCGCGCGGCCGGGCGACCGTCCGAGCGCACTCGTTCGACTGGGACCTCGACCGCGCCAAGCAGGTCGTGAGTCACCCGTCCGTCCGGCGCGTGTTCGCTTTCCCGAACCTCGCGGCGACGGCGCCCGGTCTCGGTCTCGTCCCGCTGCCGGTGGCGTTCAACCAGGACCTCTACTACCGCGTTCCGAAGACGCGGTCCGTTGTCCGCGTGGCGGCAGGACTCCTGACGAAGCGCCTTGAGGACTTCCTGGTCGTCGGAAACGATATGCACCAGCACTACGCTAACGTGGAGTTCACGCTGGCGATCAACCTCGTAGTCGGGAAGGAGTCTCGGGTCTCCGACATGCTTGAGAAGATCAACGCCTCGCTTGGCGGCCACGTCCGGATCCTGAAGAATCTCTCTAGAGCGTCTGTCTCAGAGCTGGTTCGTCAAGCCTCGGTCTACATGATGACCTGCGACGAGAAGTCCCATGCGTTCGGGATGCCGATCTCGATCGCCGAGGCGATGTCGTCCGGTGCGCTCGTCATCGCGCCGTCGAATGCTGTCGGTGTACACGACTACATGGGCGACGCCGGGCTCTTCTACTCGTCGACACTCGAGGCGATGGCGATCATCGAGGTTGCTCTCGCCATGAACGACATCGAGCGTGACGCTGCCGCCGCTATCTCCAGACGGTGCGCCGAGCGCTTCCGGTCCGATGTCGTCCTGCCTCGGCTGCTCCAGGAGTGGGAGTCGATCCGTTCCGGGAAATCTAACTGAAAGGATATCGCCATGCTCACGGATCTCATGAAGTCGGTCGACCAGTTCCTGGAGAGGTACACCAAGGACGATCCCTCTCGGAAGGGAATGAAGGAAGACCTGATGGAGCTCGTCCAGAAGGCCGTCGACCACGGCGAGGGCAAGGACCAGGGCAAGATCGTCGGGGTAGCGACCAAGCTGATCAAGGGATTCTTCGGCAGCAAGAAGGACGACTAGCCGTGTCGAACGAGCTCTCGCCGTTCCTTCCCGCCGCACTCGGCCTCTCCGTCGGCGTGCTCGTCTGGGCGATCGCCTGCGCGATGGCGCGGAAAAAGAGATGATCAACCCGATCCGCTGGTGGCTCGCCTGGATCGTCGACTTTGTCGTCTGGTGGACGAAGGTCCGGCCAAAGCGCTGCCATCCGAAGCCGATGAAAGCGAAGCGCTGCTCCGGCGGTCACCTCGTTCAAGCTAACGATGGAGGCCAGTGCGGCTCCTGCATGTATCCAAGGTAGTGGCACAAAAGAAGGATAGAGTGCCACAAATAAGTTGACAGAGTCATGGCATGACTCTATTCTTACGTGGGGCCCGGGAAGAAGGAACAGTAATGACCAGATGGATTGTCAGTCGTAGCCTCTCCAGGTCAGACCTCAAGCGCGGCGGCGCAGGCCTCGTCTACCACATCCAGGCCAGGACCGCCGACCAGCTCTGTTCCTTCGCCACGCTCTGCAGCGAGAGCGCTCCTATGACCCGCATCAAAGCGGCGGACGGCGTGTCCGACGTCTTCACCTGCATGAGTGACCAGGGGCACACGACGATGAACGTCGTCGGGAAGATCACCTACGAGGGAACGTGGCCGAAATGATCATGATAGATGGAGTGAGGATCTACGGGACCTGGGGCGGAAACCCTAAGGGAACTCGCGAAGATGTTACGCGCTGTATCGAGAGTGTCCTCGGAAACGAACGCGGAGCGATCGCCCATCAGTGCGACCGGAAGCGCGGGCACGGCGAGGGAGGTCTCTACTGCAAGCAGCATGATCCGAAAGCTGCTCAAGCTCGTCGTGAAGAATCTTCTAGGAAGTACCAGGAGATGCTCGATAAGCGTTTCCCAAACAAGGAGCGCGTCACGGCGCTCGAAAAGATCCTGGCCGAAGCTCGCAGCGTCGCCGACGCCCTGGACGGGTCGGACAACGCGACGCTGGCCGGTCTCGGCTTCGGCCTCAAGGCGCTCATCATCAAGTTCGACAAGAAGTACCCACAGAAATGAAAACCTGCAAGAACGAGAAGTGCCGGAAGCCGGTCACGTCCAAGAAGGAGCACGCGGAGTATTGCAGCCCGGCGTGCGGGGACGCTTTCCGACACCGACAGTACAGGCGGCGACAGAAGAAGTAGGCCGTGTATACGGGCACTTAGAAGAAGGAGAGTTTATGTCGAACAATCCAGCGACTAGTGACTTCATCGCATTTCAATTCATCTGGCAAGTCGCAGAGCACGTAGACATCGTTCGCGCTCTAAGTAACGACGGATTCACTAGGGAAGAGCGCCGTCGGATGCAAAGAATCGTCTGCAGAAAAGACGTGCGAACGAAGGAGCAGGTAATTAAAGACCTCTCCACTTCGAGCGAGCACTGTGATCAGGTCGAAGCTCGAAGAGTTTTCCTTGGGCTTCCTAAAAAATCAAGGTGGTACGCAGAGGAAGACATCAAGGGAAAGATTAAGGATGTAGGATCGAGGTTCCGCCGGGACATGATGCTTCAAACTCAGCTAGTTCGCTGGTTCTCTGGAAAGAGGTATGGGATATCTCTCGACAGTGACATTACCTCAGTCCTAGCGGACATCGACGTTGATCTGTCTGGGCTCCATATCGAACTTCCGTGGAGTCCGATGCTCGTCAAATCCGGAGAGACTGAATTCTTCATGTGGAAAAATGGAGAGACTCCGTTCTTCACGCGCTTCACGCGCACGGAAAACGGAACGCTTGCGATCTACAAGGGAGAGTCTGGAGCGTCTCAGTTTGAGATGCTTCCGGTCGAGCACAATAAAGAGGCCATTGCCGCATGGCTCTGCTCCGTCTCGAAGGGGGAAGGTAAGAGCGACTATTTTGAGCTGAAGGTTGGAGCGGCGACGGTTGCACTTCTCCCGAAAATCAATGCCTCTACAATCACTCTGAAGCACAAGATCGCTTCCGACTCGGAAGCTGATCGTGGGTCCTGGGTCCGTAAAGGTCACTTCAGGATGACGAAGAGCGGGCCTACGTGGATCCCTGGCGTCGTTTGTAGAGAAGAGCTCCCCTTCGTCCATAAAGTCCATGAATTGAAGCCAAAGGGAATGCTTCCGGAGTCTCAGAAATTGTTCAGCGGGTAGTGGCACAATAATCGGGAAGAATGCCATGGATTCGAACAGCAGGAAGAAGGAAATCGACGCGCAGCTTCGCGAGCTTTGCGCCGGAAAAAAGTGCCCACGGCACAAGCGGCTGACGGCGAAGTTCGGGATCCTGTGGGCGGATGGACGGGCCTTCACGTACGCCTGCAACAAGCCGTGCTATCTGAAGTGGAAGAAGAGCCAGGGAGAAATGGCCTGTGTCGTCCGGGTAGCTCCTGTTAACAGAGGGAAATAATGCGTAGAGTGAAGCCGAGCGTCTTCCTGGTCGGGCAGACCGAGCTCTGCAGGTCTGGGATGAGCGCCTACCTTAACCACATTGGCGCCAGCGACTGGCGGACGGACGCGAACACCGACGCCGAGACTCTGATGGAGTTCATGGGTCGCCTCTGCTACCGCAGCTGGAAGCCCGGCATGAACGCCAACGTGACGAAGGTTCGGGAGGGGAGCCAGAGCTACCTCTCCAACATCATCAAGGTGAAGCACGGCTCTGTCTTGGAGCACGCCGTCACGAGCTGGGTCTTCGCCGACGTCTCGCGCGTCTTCACGCACGAGCTCGTCCGGCACCGCGCCGGGGCCGCGTACAGCCAGGAGTCCCTCCGGTTCGTCCGGCTGACGGACCTGGGGCTCTGGCTGCCGCCGGAGGCCGAGTCGCAGCCCTGGCTCGTCGAGCTCTTCGAGAGGACCTTCAAGAACCTGGAGGAGCTGCAGAAGGAGATGGCGAAGCGGCTTGGCTTGGACGACGATGGCGTTCAGTTCAAGGAGAAGAAGGTCCTGACGTCGCTGATGCGTCGCGCGGCGCCGGACGGCCTCGCGACGACGATCGGCGCATCCTTCAACTTCCGCGCCCTCCGGCACATCATCGAGATGCGGACGGCCGAGTCCGCGGAGACGGAGATCCGCGTCGTCTTCGACGACGTCGCCAAGATCTGCAAGTCGTACTGGCCGAACGTCTTCTCGGACTTCACGAAGAACGATAAGGGCGAATGGGTTACAGAGAACGGAAAGATCTAAGGAGAGGGGTCATGCTGAAGAAGATCGAAGCGATCCATCATCCAGCGCACTACGGCGGCGACACGGTCTACGAGGCGATCAAGGTGATTGAGGCCTGGGAGCTCTGCTTCCACCTCGGCAACACCGTGAAGTACATCTCTCGCGCCGGGAAGAAGAATCCGGCGAAGCTGCTCCAGGACCTGAAGAAGGCTCGCTGGTACCTCGACCGGAAAATCCAGGGCATCGAGAAGAGGAACGAAAGGAAGATCAAGAAGGTCCGCGCATGAAGTGCGCCTGCTACTACTGCGAGGTCCAGGTCACGACCTACAACAGCTGGTGCTCGACCTGCGTCAAGGACTGCAAGCCTCACGTTCCGGTGTCTGTTCCGCTCACGAGGCCGCGGTGGTACGGAACGATGATCGGGCTCATCGTGATCTATCTGGCCTTCCTTATGACGCCGGGCGCGAAGTCCGAAGTCGCGAATGAGCGATTCTCGTTCATGATCATCGGTGCGCTCTCTGTGGTGGCCGGGCTTCCATACATTCTGAAGGACGACTGAAGGAGACAAGGCAATGAGCGAGCTGACGTTCGTGAAGTTCCAAGAGGTGAACTCCATTCGGTGCGTGAAGGGGTTCAAGTCAACAATCGACGAGTGGAACCCGATGGAGTGGGCCTGCGCTCTGTCCGGAGAGGTCGGGGAGCTCTGCAACCTCCTGAAGAAGCGGTATGGTCGTGGAGAGAAGATCCCGATGGAGCAGATCGCCGACGAGGTCGCTGACGTCTTCATCTATCTCGATCTTCTCGCTACGCACCTGAGGCTGGACATGGAGACGGTCATCAAGACCAAGTTCAATAAGACCAGCAAGAAGGTCGGCGTCCCGGAAATCACCGTATGAACAAGCGCGAACACCTGCTGACCTGCCTCTCTGAGGAATGCGGCGAGAGCATCCAGGTCTCCGCGAAGGCGAACCGATTCGGGCTCGACCACATCTGGCCGGAGAAGGGCGAGTCGAACCGCAGGATCCTGGAGCGGGAGATTGCGGACATCTTGGGCGTAGCGCGTGAGCTCGGCCTCGTAATCCGCGAGGAGGACATCGAAGCGAAGCGGGAGAAGCTTCGGAAGATGATGACATTGTCGGCCTCGCTCGGAACCCTGAAGGATCCGGAGTTTCCGGACACTTACCTAGCGAATTGCGTTGAGTGCGGAAAGACGGAAATGGTTTGCTGCGACGACGGGTACAAGGCAAACCCAAGGTGCCGTCCGTGCTGTCACGGAAAAGTTCAGAAGGCACAGTAGACCTAAAGAGTGCCAGGAAGAAGGAGGAACAGCCATGCAGTGCAACTCGTTCGAGAAGGAAGTTCGGTGTCCGGATCAGGCGACCGTCGAGGTCTTCTGGCCCGGCAAGACGACAGCGATGTGCGATCGCCACGCCCAGGGCGCCGCCAGGGTGGCGTCGGCGATGGGGTTCAACGTGGACATGCGGCCGATCGCCGCGGCGGAGTCGTCATGACCCTATACCACCTGTACACGATCTGGGCACTAGTGATCGCGACGGTCCTGGTCATCCGCCTCGTCGTTGGCCCGCGCTGCGCCCACCCTTGGGAGCTCGTCGACAAGGTCGAGTTCTGCTCACAGGCTGAAGAGGCTAGGAAGCTTCACCTCGTCATCAATCATGCTATAGGGTCAGCGGTAGACGACGCTCTACGGAGGTCAGTCACCGTCGAGATGCGCTGCCCGCGGTGCGGCGCCTGCAAGGTTCTTAGGATCACGAGCTAGAAGATGACCAGAGACGCCTATCTACAGTTCACTGGCCTGACGTTCACGAACATCAGGATAGATGAACTTAGCCTTCCTACGCGCGAGATCACCGAAGACATGCTCTACCACATGTTCGCGTCTGGTCTCTTCTACTCGGTTCAGGTCAAGCGGGCATACGAGAACACCTACAGGGAGTACAACCAGCACCAGATGCAGCGCTATGTCCAGGAGCGCGATCGCCTGGAGATCCGGCGCCTGCAGGCGGAGCTCGCGAACGTGAAGGCGAAGAAGTAGGGATGGACAAGATGACGTGGACGTGGTGGATGGACTGCTTCATCTACCTGCTGCATGGGCTGCTCACGAAGCACGAGGTCGTGGTAGATCTCGCCTACGTGCCGGTGAAGCCTAGCTGCCGGACGTGTCGGCGATAGGAGGGTAGCGTGACCAAGGAAGAGCAAGAGGCATTCCGGAAAGGATACGAGCAGGCGAAGTCGGAGTGCATCCAGATCATCGACGAGTGGTCTCGTGCCTGCCACCCGGTCCATCCAAGGAACAAGGACATGAGGACGCGCTGCTGGCAGCACCACGGCCTGCAATCGGCGAAGCGGAGCATCAAGAAGGACGTGCGGATCGTGCTGCTCTTCAACGGGAGGCCGATGTGAGTACCACCCTGTTCGAGGGCGACCGAGTCCAGGTGTCCCGCTTCGCCTGCGGCCAGTGCCGGGTGAAGGGTCCGTGTTTCCAAGTCACCGGGATCGGACCGAAGAACGGCGACTACGTGGTCATTCACCGCGAGGATGCCGATAAAGTCATCATCGCCATCTTGGCGGACACGAATCCAGACGACAACTACGTCGAGATCTCGCTCGGAAGGGACCGGTAAACGATGTCCTCAAAGAACCAGATGATCCGGTGGTACGCCGCTCGCACCGTCGATCGATTGATCGAGATCGCGGAAGGGAATCGCTGTTCGTGCTTCCCTGGCTGCGCGAGACGCCGGATCTCCAAGGTGGTGCGAGGGCTCGTTTCTGAGACGGTTCGAATCACTAAAGAGAAGAAGAAGGCGCGGTAGATGGAAGACAAGTACTGCATCATCCGATTCATCTCCAAGGGACTGTCGGAGTGGGTCGCAGATGCTAGCACGTTCGAGATCGCGCTGAAGATCTGCGAAGGGCGCAGGGAGGACCTGAAAGTCGGTGAGACGTTCGAGATAGTCGAGAGGGCGACCGGGTATCCCGTTCGTCAGATCCGACCACTCTAGGAGAATAGAAGATGTCGATAGAAGAAGGCGGCGCCGCGTTCCCTGGTCCGTTCTCCGGTCACTGCGGGAAACCGGATCACATGGCTACGTGCGACTGCTACGTCGACAAGGGCATGACGCTGCGCGACTGGTTCGCCGGTCAGGCGATCGTTGGTGTGAAGTTCAGCGTGTCGCAGAACGAAGACGCCGTGGCGAAGGCAGCCTACCGTCGAGCGGACGCCATGATCAAGGCCAGGACGGCACAGTAGCCGAATAGAGTGCCAGGAGACGAGCTATGACGCAGCCGATCGCCACCGAAGAAACGCTGATGCACCACGTCCGTACAGGAATCAATCAGATGGCATCCGCGGACTGGATCGCTCGCTACCTGGAAGCAAAGCACAAGAGAAAGCCTGGGTCGATGCACCTTGCCGTAAAGCTCTGCATGAGGCGGCTGGAGGCGAAGGGGTTGATCGTCGTCCTTGGACCGAAGGACCAGTGGGACACGTACACGCTTTGTATTCCGCACGATCAGAAGGCACAGAAGGCAGATTGAGTGCCAAGGGAAGAAGGAGATAGCGATGCGCGTAGGAACTAAGCTCTCTGTGAATTTCGAGGCGGTTCTCCATCTGACGGAACCGGAGATCCGGGCGATGGACGCCCTGGTCGGCTACGGCTTCGAGCCGTTCATCAAAGTGTTCTACGAGAAACTCGGCCAGTCCTACATGCGGGACCACGAGGGCGGCCTTCGGACCTTCTTCGAGTCCATCGAGAAGCAGATCCGCCCGGAGCTGCACCGAATGGAAGAGGTCCAGAAGGTCCTGAAGATGGAGATGGCGAGTGGCGGGCAGTTGACAAAGATCGGTTAGGCACGAGTGCCAAGGAGGAAGCGATGGGCAAGAAATTCGACGTTCTGAAGGAGTACCCGGCACCGTGGCATCTTGAGGGGCCGCACAAGCTCGACGGGATCTGCTGGGGAAGCGACATCGCGATCGTCGCCGCCAATGGGAAGTGCATCCTGACTCAGCACTCTCAGGATAGTGAGGGGCCGGGCATCGCTGAATATCTTGTGAGGTTGACGAACGAGAAGGCTGGTTTCTCGGATGCTCCGCTCCGACTGCCGAAGCACAAGCGACCGAAGGAGCGGATGCTGAAGTCCGCTGGCGGAATGATCTAGTGGCACAGAAGAGGTAAAGAATGCCGCCTAAGATCGCGTTCTTCATGGCCCCGGAAACTTTCCCTTGCGGATGTCGCTTCACTCAGAGGTGCCCGTCCAGACCAAGGGCAAAGTCTCCGGACTACGTGCGGACGAAGGACGGCGCGGCGGTTTGCAAGTGCGGGACGAAGTGGCGCGTCCAGTGGACCTCGCTTGGGGATTACCAAGTGGCGAAAAAGAGGTAGAGAATGCCAAAGGTTCAATGCTCCATGTGCGACATGTCGAAGGCGACGAAGCACAAGGTCCCCGCGTGCAAGCGTCCCGCGAAGCACTGGGTCAAGGACGGGACGTGGGGTCGCCTGTACCTTTGCGAGTACCACTGGCGAAGGTATCCGACCGTGAGCAAGAAGAGGTAAGAATGCTGATCTTCCTAAAGCCTAAGCAGATCGCGTACTCCTGGCCCGCGGTCGACTCGATGAACATCGCCTTCTTCGAGAGCAAGGACTGCGATCTTGTTGTTCACGAATCGAACGTCCTAGAGGTCCAGGTGGACGTCCAGCAGGCAAAAGGCCTGATCCAGCAGCTCACGGAGTTTTGCATCCGGAAGGGCGCACTTCCGAATCCGGAGATCAATTACCAGCATTCCGCTAAGCACTGTCCATGCGAGTCCTGCGAATCTCATCGGCAGTGGTACTGCCCGACGTGCGACAGTCTTATGTCCTCTCCAGAGTCAACGCGGTGCGTGAACGGGCACGAGCGTAGGTTGGCACAGAAAAGGTGAAGAGTGCATAGACACCACTGGTCAAAGCCGTTTCGCTGTTACGGTCGGACGATCAAGAATTGCCGATCGAGTTCCGGAGGGACTCTCCTTTGCTTCTGCATCCTGATGAAGGTTGGTCGCGGGAAAAAGGCTAAGTGGGTTCCGAGGTAAAGAATGCCCCTGTGGATGAAGGTCTGGAAGGTCGCCCGGCTGATCTTCATGGTCGGCCTGTTGGAATGGATGATCTGCCGTGGACTCTACGACTCCGCCAGGAAGGGCGACTGGTTCTGGGTCTTCGCCGCCGTGTTCGAGCTTCAGCTGTTCGCGGCGTACTTCGGCTGGATCATGATCGAGGACTTCAACACGTACCAGCGGCTGCGGCGGCAGGCGAGGAAGGGGTAAAGGATGCCATGTAAACCGACCTATCCACTCGATCCGAACTCCACCTGGGGAAAGAAGTTCATCGAGCACGCAGACCAGCTTCAGTACATGGTCAACCAGATGGGGTACTGCAACGGCAGAGACAAGCGGGCGTTTTCCGCGCTGACCAAGGCGATCGAGCGAGTTCGTAAGGCTGTGGCACGGAAAGGCTGAAGAATGACATACGGTAAAGGAGACTAGGTCATGCGCTCAATGGCGTGGGTATGGCTGTCGATCGTCTGGGTCGCAAGCTGCTGCGTGATTGGATACGCGGTCTATGCGACCAAGAACGCGAACTGCCTCTGGGCGCTCCTGATCCCGGCGAGCATGGGATTTACCACTGGAAAAAGCAACGAGTCAAAATGAAGACGATCCTGTGCTGGATCTTCGGTCACAAAATGGAGCCCTGGCGTCAGATCGGCTGGGTCCCGAAGCGATCTGGCAGGCGCCTGGACTTCTATCCGAACTACTCTCGCAGCGTGAACTGTCTACGCTGTAAGAAGAGCAACTAACCTTAGAGGATCAAATGAGTCTTTGTGGTGGCTGCGGGAATCCGGTGATCAACGGATCGTGCGCCTGTCCAGACGTTGTCGTGGATCTGAAAGCTGAGAACTCTAATCTCCGCGCAGGGATACAGCACAACAAGGAAATCGCGGATCAGGCAATGAAGGACCGGGAGGCAGCGATTGTCGAGAGGGACAAGACGCTTCTTCGGATCCGTGACTACCAAGCCGCCATTCGGAAGGTGGACAAGTGCTGTAATTGCCTCGCCTACAACGAGAAGTTCAAGGCCCTCGACCGAGGAACTCCAGAAGAGAAGTGCGAAGACTGTCAGCACGAGAAGTCGTACTGCGACTGCATCGAAAAGCGGGGCTCTGGGGTGTCATCCGGCGATCAAGACACGATCAGCCGTCCAGGCCCCCAGAGTCTCGCCGATAAGCGGAAGTGCGTAGGGTGCGGCCATCAACCGCACGAGCGGTATTGCGATGCCGGTAACTGTGCTTGCATCTGCATTATGAAATAGAACGCTTTGGAGAACAGCAAATGAAAGCAATTTGGAAGTTCACCCTACCAGCCATGAGCGGGGCCATGGTGGAGATGCCACAAGGCGCGGCGGTGCTCTGTGTCCAGTCCCAGGGCGACGTGCCGATGATCTGGGCTGAAGTGGACACGGAGGCCCCGAAGATCAAGCGGCGGTTCTTCACCTACGGCACGGGCCACGAAATGCCGCCGATGTCTGATGATCCGCGCCACTACATCGGAACCTTCCAGATCAGCGGGGGCGCTCTGGTGTTCCACGTCTACACGGACCGGAAAGAGTATTCGCTTTAGAGCTATAGCATGAGCATCAAGAGAGATCGGAAGCCCGTCGTCACCGTGACCGGGAAGGATTGCATCAAGGACACCTTCTGCACGGGTGGCCCTGGTGGTCAGGCCCAGAACAAGGTTGCCTCCGGGGTCCGCTTCACCCATCCCCCGAGCGGGGCTGTAGGCGAGAGCCGCACCCACCGCTCCCAGGAGCAGAACAAGAAGGCCGCCTGGGAGCGGATGTGCAAGACCGCCAAGTTCCAGGCGTGGATCAAGATGGAGCACGGGCGGCGGATGGGCATTGAGACGGTCGAGCAGCGCGTCGAGCGGGAGATGGCTCCACACAACCTCAAGACCGAGGTACTCGACGAGGGCCAGAAGTGGCAGGAGAGGAAGCCCGAGGATTTGGAGGGCGACGAATCGTGACTACCATCCACCACCGTTTGTGCTTCAAGGCTTCCCCTGAAGGCGGGAATACTCCCTGCATCTGTGAGCCGGATCACGTTGACGGGAGACCGGAGGATTGCCCGGCTGGCGAGTGCATGATTTGCGCGGTGACGGTCTGCCCGCAAAAGGAGCCGTTGCACTATCACCACGACGGATGCCCGGCCTGTGATGTAGGCGACGAATCCGAGATAAAGCGGGAGACGAAATGACCTGCAAGGCCAAGGTGGACAACTACGACGACTACGTTCGATGCAACCGGCGCTCCGGGCATCGGCGGCCCCATCGGTCGAAGCCCTCGACGTGGTACGACGAGGACACCAACCGGAATCTTCGGCGGCGATTCCTCGAGTGGACCAAGCCGAACGGCCAGGACGCGAAGCTTCGCAAATCCCAAGTACCAGGACCTACAAATGCACAAACCTAAGAAGACCCATGAGGAGTACATGGCGGTGGCAAAGGTGCTCGGGCGACATCTCTCTATTGAACTGGCTTCGTCGGATCCGATAACTCAGTGCGCGAACCTTGCGATCCACTTCCTCTCGGACGTTCCTCGCTGTCCGCTGTGCCTGGACCGTATCGTGAAGGCCGCGGCGGCTGGCACATTAGGAAAATAGAGTGCCTGAATGAAGGTCATCCTCGGCGCCGGTTCAGCCAAGCCGCAGAGCGGCTGGATCGCCACGGACAAGGACACCCTCGACATCACGAGTAGAGAGTCTTTTCTGAAGTTCTTCAGCTCGGGCGAGAAGGTGGAGGTGTTCTTCGCGGAACACGTCTGGGAGCACCTGTCCTCCGTCGACGGAGTGATGGCGGCCCACAACTGCCTCCTGTTCCTGAAGCCCGGCGGACATCTGCGGATCGCGGTGCCGGACGCGCTTCACCCCGGCCAGAACTACATCGACTGGGTGAAGCCTGGAGGTGCCGGGCCCGGCGGAAAAGATCACCGCATGTTCTACGACCACCTGATGCTTCGCTCGATGCTGACGACAGCCGGGTTTTCGCAGGTGATCCCGCTGGAGTGGTGGGACGAGAACGGGCTATTCCACAAGAGATTCTGGCGCAAAGAGGACGGGTTCGTGTCCAGGTCTGCTGATCACGACTACAGGAACACCGGAGGGGTTGTCCGGTACACGTCGCTCATCGTCGACGCGATCAGCGACGTCGTCCCGGTAAAATAGAGTGCCTAGCAAAAAAGGTGGACCTTACAGCGAGAAGCTGGCACACTATCTGGCTGAATCGGAGAGGGTAAAAGTGAGAGAGAATCCCGGCGACGTGATCGAGAAGACCTTCGAGAACCGAACGGTCGGCATCGAGAAGCTCGACGACGTCGAGCTGGAGCTCCACGCGGAGCCGAAGCCCGGCGAAGTATTCATCATGGCCCGCCAGAAGGGCAAGATGGTCGAGGTCGATGCCTTCGATCAGTGGGACGGCGATCCGTATGTCCTCTTCTCCGAGCCGATCGAAGTTCCGGTCGGCGGGAAACCCTGCCTCACGAACGGAGCGCCGTTCTTCACCGCGAACCGGAAGATGGCCTCGATCTCCTTCGGGATCCCGGCGGGCCCCGTTGAGTCCGTCCACGGCGCCTGCCCAGCCTCGGCGCTTCCGGACAGCTACGAGAAGCACTACGGCCTCGGCGACGTCGACCAGCGGCCGATGAAGTACGAGGAGCAGATCTGCAGGAAGTGCTACGCCAACAAGGGCAACTTCATGTACGAGCTGCAGCAGATGTACCAGACGGCCCGCTTCCGCTGGCTGAAAGAGCAGCTGAAGACCGGCACGTCGGCCGAGCGGCTGGCCGACATCCTCACAGCGTGCGTTCGGACCGCCTCCCAGAACAAGAAGAAGCGTGCGTCGGAAGGCGAGAGCCCTGACTTCGTCCGGATCCACGACTCGGGCGATCTCTTCGACCTGCGCTACTGGCGTGCCTGGAAGCTCGTCTGCGAGAACCTGCCGCACCTGCAGTTCTGGTGCCCGACTCGGATGTGGATGCTGCCGGTGTACACGGCGGAGTTCCAGAAGGGCGTGCCCGAGAACCTCGCGCTTCGCCCGTCGGCCTACCACTTCAACGAGAGCGCTCCCGTGATCCCGGGTATGGCCCACGGCTCCACGTCTAACTACTGGGAGACGAAGAAGGGCGGCCTGAAGATCGACCCGATCAAGGCCGACATCGCCGACTGGCCCTGCCCCGCGTACGTCGAAGTCGAGGGCGAGCGCGGAACCTCCTGCTCCGGCGCCCTGGAGCGTGTCGGGAAGGTCTGGGAAGGCCGCAACCGCGAGGCGCTCGACCAGCTTCTCAGTACGATGAGCGCGAGCGAGAAGCGAATCACGAACAACTGCAAGGACTGCCGGGTCTGCTGGCTCCGTGACGACATGAGGGTGAGCTACACGGCTCACTGAGGAATGAACTTGATCTCCGAATTCGAACGCTTCAAGTCCACGCATGTGCTGCCGAATCCAGGCGGTATGAGCGAGACGACCGCGTTCATGCAGCACCTGGACGAGGAAGGGACGCTCGGCGAATTCACCGACGCGGACTGGCTCAAGCTCGCCGAGAAGCTCGGTCTGACCGACGACCAGTATGCCGCGATGTTCGAAGGAACCGCCTCCTTCATCGTTGCGGATCCGACTCCTATCACGGAGCAGGTGCCAGTGGAATGGCCGGACGAGCTGCCGAAGAACACGGGGACAGCCTCTGCGGTCGTCAGGAATCCCGGTCAGCACGCCCGCCGCGGCGACGAGAACTTCGACGAGCTGGTCGACAAGCTCGACGACGAGTGGGAACTAGGCAAGAAGGTGATCCGGAGCATCACGGAGATCCGGATCGTGAAGGGCGTGTTCGAGATCAAGGTCGAAGGTTCGGATGTCTGGGAAGAGATCGTCGAAGGATAGGGCTCTTGTAGAGGGGTCAGCGTCTCCGCGCAGGACTAACGAAGGTGGGTGCGCCGTTGTAGGCCCACCACACATCGTGCTGACTCCTCTGTAAGGACCCTACGATGAAGAAGAAGAAGGAGAAGGTAGTCCTGAACAAGGACTACTGCGTCAAGGCCGTTTGCCATGTTTGCTCTCGCGAATTTCTCGCGAGGTACAATATGGGCGATCGCGCCAAGACCTGCACGTCGAAGGATCACATCTGCGAGCGCAAGACGATCAAGATCCCCGGGCGCCGGGACAAGCTGATCACCTGCGTCGAGAAGTGCTGCCGGAGCCAGTACTACAAGGGCAGTGCAGGGGCGATGGTGACGTCGGCGATCGACTCCAGGAAGTTCCTGAACAACATCGAGTACACGAAGACGATCCAGGAGAGTCACAAGCTCGAGAACCCGTACGGGATCGCCATCAGGTTCACGCTCGAGACCGGCTGCCGCTGCGGGGAGACGCTGCTCGTGCGGAAGCGGCACCTGGAGCTCCGGACAGGCCCGCTCTCCACGATCCGGATGCCGACCCTGAAGAAGGCCGGGCACCCGGAGCTGCCGGTCGACCTCGACAACAGCGGGAAGTTCGCGAAGGAGCTGATGACCTGGATCAAGCGGATGAAGCCGGACGACCTGCTCTTCCCGATCGCCAAGAGGACCTTCCAGCGGTCCTTCGAGCGGATCCTGGACAAGGTGAAGCCGGACCGCTCGAGCCTCGTCCACATCATGCGGCACACCCGAGCGTCGCGCCTGATCGCCGCGGGGTTCGACTTCAACTACGTCCGCAAGCAGCTCCGGTGGAGCTCGATCGAGCTGGCGAAGATCTACGTCCACACTGAAGAGGAGAAGGTCGTCGGGTTGATGGAGAGGCTTCGGTAATGTCTACGTGTAAACGCCGAGTTCCGAAGGAGCTCTACTGCTTCTCGTGCGAGAACAAGATCTTCCGCGAGGACGACAACTTCGGGCCCATCTGCCTGGGCTGCTTCAAGAAGACGAAGAAGCGGGACCTGCTGTCGGCCGCCGCGATCGCCAGGGTCGTGGTCGCGATCGTGCCGATCGTCTGCCCGCACGACCTGGAGACGGCGCACAGCAAGTGCCGGTTCGGCCGGGCGACGGCGGCCTACTTCAACGTGCTCGTCCTGGACCGGAACCTGGAACCGACCGAGATCACCGGCCCGTACACCGCCAAGGCGGCCGAGAAGCGGGCGAAGACGCTCCGCAGGCGTCACCGCGGCAAGCCATAAAGACCTAGAATTCCAGTGGCACTCTAGTACAATTCAATGCCTAGCCGGTAAGAGGAAAGAAGGAGGAGCAGAGAGATGTTAGAGACGCATCAGGTCGCAACACTTCAGTGCGGAATCGCGAAGCTCGGGAACGGGTACGCGATCACGATCGTGCGGGCGACGCCGAGGCCCGCGCCGCCCCCGGTCAACCCCGAGGACGAGGTTGACCCGGACCATGCGATCGACAAGATGATCGACGGCCTTGGCGCACTCGTCCGATCGATCCACGACAGCGGCGCCGGGGAGACTTGGAAGAGCGACGAGGACCGGGCGCACGTCCGTGCGGCCTTCAAGCTCATGTTCCCGGGAATGTCGCGGCACCTGCTGTCGGCGGGAGAGGCGTTCGCCATGCCTCCGATTCCAGAGTCCCTGGTCTTCGAGACCAAGGAGAAGCTCATCGCCTACCTGACCGAAAAGCTGTGAAGAGCTTCGAGGACATCAAGGCGGAGCTGAAGGAGATCGACGAGGAGATCCTCCTGGCCGACGGTTTTGAGGACGCGCTCATCGGGTACGTGCAGATCTTCAGCAACACGATCGCGCTGTACGACCACGAGAAGTGCATCTCGATCCTGATGAAGCGCGACAAAATGGGCCGCGACGAGGCGGTCGAGTACTTCGATTTCAACGTCACGGGCGCCTATGTAGGTGATAAGACACCCGCCTTCGCGACGATCTTGAGGAAATAACGGAGGGTACAGAGATGGAAAGCGGCATCACGTTCCTGCCGGTCCCGATTCCCGGAATCCGACTCAGCGGCAACGCCGGAGATGGAGAGGACGGCTCCATGATCGCGCTTCGACGCGGCGGCGAAGAGATCCTCTTCGCCTCGTGGGAGGTCGACGAGGTCGAAGGCTCCGACGACGCCAAGGCCCGCGGCATGGTCTGGGTCCCGGTCGGCGAGTTCTCGCCCGACCCCGAGGCGATCCGTCCGCCGGACATCGGCGTGGACGACCTGCCTGCCGAGGAGCAGCCCGACGGCACCGCGGAGCGCGAGGGCAGCCCCTTCGGCGGCGCCCGTAGCGGCCTGAAGCGTCGCCCGACCACCGGAGGGTAGCATGGGCAAGAAGAACAAGAATATCGACGAGCCGGAGAACTTCGAAGTCTGGATCCTCTACGCCGAGAAGGGCTGGATGCAGGTCGAAGAGGGCGGCAACGCGATCTTCCCGAAGAAGGAGCGTGCGCTGCTGCTCGCCCAGTCCAAGTCCAACGGCAAGGGCGTGATCGAGACCATGGTGATCGCCCGGCGCCCGATCGCGACCTTCAACGGCGAGGCGATCGCGTTCAAGCACAAACAGAATTCCATCGAAAAGAAGAAGGAGAATGCCCATGCAGAACCCGAAGTACATGGCGATCGTCCGGAAGCGTGTGACGCTGCGGACGCCGGAGCTCAACTCCAAGGCGAAGCCGCTCCTGGTGGATGCTGACGGGAAGGAACTCCCGAAGAACGACTCGGGCGAGTACGTCGGCAGCGGCAGCCAGAAGGTCAACGTCCAGAAGACGGACGCCACGGCCGACCCGCTGATGGACGACGCCGGGAATCCGGTCGAAGGCGGAACGCCCGAGGCCTTGCTTCACGCCGTCCTGAGCCACTTCAAGGATGAGGATGACACTGAGATCGTCTCGGTGACCATCCTGGAGATCCGTCCTGTCCGCGAGGTCTCCGGGTTGGAGCTCGCGAGACTGTGACGGGAGACGAGCTGACCCCCATGACGAAGCTCTCGTTCGACTGCGGGGACATCCCGGTCGCCTGCATCTGCAGCGGCGCGATCTATGCCCTCGACCGGATTGTCGAAGGCAGCGTCGACACGCTCGTGACTGTCCGCGGGAAGGTCATCAGGGGAGACGTGACCGTGATCAACGGTCGCCCCTGCGCGGACTGCCGCTTCCAGCCGTCGGATTCGGCCTGCGGCGAGAAGTTGACGACCTGCGCGTACCGGCCGCTGGCCGGTCCGCTCTTCGTTCCACGACCGTAGACGTTTCTCGGTGTGCCCTTTCCTTCCCAGGACTGGGGGCGCACCACACCCCTCCCTAGCGGGGGGAGGTCCGGCCAGTAGTACCCTATCCCGGACCTCCCCCGGCGCCCGTCGCGGGCCCCGGAACCCCGGTCTGGAGGCCGGAAAAGGCCTTCCGCGGGGTCCTGCGCCCCAGGGGGCGGCCGGTAGGGGGCACGTCCTGCGAACGGCGGGATAGGAGAGCCCAAGCCCCTGCGGAGGGGCTTTGGACCCGCCCGTGCCCCCGACCGGCGCCCCCTGGGGATCCCCTCCCTGGGCACTCTATGGTTATTCTGTGCCAAATGCGGTATTTATTTGACATCATACCTAGGTATGATATCATAGATACAGTTGATGGAGGATCTGACCATGAGCAAGGCAACCCAGGTGAACCGCGAGGCGTGGCTCCGCGCGGCGTATTCCCTCCTGCGGAAGGAGCTGATCAAGGAGTGCCCGGCCCAGGTGGCGCTCTCCTGGAGCTTCCCGGCCAAGGGCGGCACGTCGGCGAACCGGCGCCGCATCGGGGAGTGTCACTACAAGGGCGCGTCCGCTGGAGGCGCCGTCGAGGGCGACTGCGTCGTCCTGATCTCGCCGACCCTCCGGGAGCCCGCCCAGATCGTCGAGACCCTGCTCCACGAGATGGTCCACGTCGCGCTCCCCATGGGTACCGGTCACCGGAAGCAGTTCTCCCGCCTCGCGGCCCGGGTCGGCCTCGTCAAGCCCTGGACGGCGACCAAGGCCTCCCCGGAGCTCGCCAAGCGGATCGAGGGGTTCCTGAAGAAGCTGCCCGCGTGGCCCGGCGGCTACCTGGAGATCCACACGACCCAGAAGAACCGCCAGCTGAAGGCGGTCTGCTCCTGCGACCGGATCATCCGCGGATCGCTCAAGCTGTTCGGCGACGGGCCGATCATCTGCGGGCTCTGTGAATGCACCTTCGAGCTGGCGTAGTGACCGTGTACACCGTGACTTCGAAGAAGGAGGACATGATGATGGCGACGGAACCCAAGGCGGCGGCGCCCGCCGTCAAGCTCTTCAACGGGCGCTACACGATCGAGTCCAAGCAGACCGGCGAGCACCGCACCTTCTGGGTGAAGACCCAGGCCGCCGATGCGGAGTTCGCGCCCGGCAAGCGCGTCGTCTCGCTCCTGACCGGCTCCCAGAACGACGACCCCGACTGCTACACCGGCTTCGCCTTCGTCGACGACCGCGGGATCCACGTCTGGGCGTCCAAGGCCAAGCCCGGCGCTCCTGCGGGCTCCGGCGGCCACCGCTGGCTCCAGTTCGCCGACCTGCTCTGGGCGCTCGCCCTGGACGGCGCTCTGTCGCCCTGGGCGGACAAGGGCTTCACGATCCTCATGGAGGGCGCCTGCTGCCGGTGCAACCGGCCTCTGACGACGCCTGAGTCGATCCGGAACGGCATCGGTCCGATCTGCGCCGAGCTGGCCGGGGGAGGGTTCTAAGATGCCCAAGACGCCGTGCAAGTACTGCGGGTTCGAGGTCCAGCAGTCCGATGAGGACTGCCCGGCGGTCCAGTACAAGTACGTCCCGCTGTACCGGCCGCCCGGGTTCGCCACCGTTCCGTCCGGCTGGGTCCTGGTCGAGCGCCCGCGGCAGTCCTGCGGCTTCGATCGCCGCACCGACCTTCCGCTCTCGGAGCACCAGTTCGGGGTGATCGGCTACGCCAAGCGGCTCCCGGTCGCCGACGTCGACGCCTTCCAGTTGAAACCCCTGTAGGAGGAAGAGACCATGTTCTGCGCCACCTGCATCGAGCGGCCGAATCACCTGTACGCGAGCCTTAAGGTCGAGGTGATCGCCGACCGCTCCGGCGAGTGGGTCGGAAACGGCCTACGCTTCGCCACCCAGGCCGAGGCCGAGGAGTACGCCAAGGACCTCTACTCCCGATGGACGGCGGTCAAGGAGTGGCGCGTCCTTCCGTCGAACGACCCCGTGAATCGGTAGAAGGAGAGTTCGATGATCTGCAGAATCTGCTGTCGGCGGCCCGTCCTGAGCGGCGGGAGGACCTGCGGGGACTCCCACTGTCAGGAGGCCGACTACTACGAGAACCGAGCCAGGAACACGCGCGGTCGGATGCGCGGCGAAGCGTTCGCCCTGGCGAGTCAGAAGGCGGCGATCGCCTCCGAGCGGTCGCCAGAAGAAGGAGGTGTCCGTTGACCTTTCCCGCCAACGTCCGCCGCGCGATCTACGACCGTGTTCCGCCTCGGGCCCGCGGCATGAAGCCCGGATCCGCGACCACCTCGATCGTCGTCCGCCTCGAAGTCGACTCGAATCGGGTCAAGAACATCGGCGGGCGGGAGCGTCAGCTCAACCTGACCGATCGGGAGCTCTCCTGCCTGCAGCCGCTCCGGATCACGCTCTTCTCGAACAAGGACGCTCGCCGGAAGGTCCGGCTGATCATCAACCGGCGCCGGGCGTACCTGCTGTCGGTCACCGAGACCGGCATCATCGTCTTCTCATACACGAAGATTGGATAGGAGGATAGAGAGATGAGATCCAAGGACGTCGACCCCGTGAAGTGTCCGGTCCTGCACGCCAAGCTGCTCCGCCAGGAGCAGAAGGCAGATGCGGACTGGAAGCGGATCGCCGAGCTGCGGAAGACCGGCCAGGACGGCTCGGCGAGGCGCATGGTCAAGAAGGTCCTGGGCGTCAAGAAGGGCCCGCCGATGACGGAGGAGAAGAAGGCGACGCTGGCTGACTGGAAGGAGCAGCACAAGGACGAGATCAAGGAGCGCAAGCAGCAGGAGCGGGAGATCCGGCGGCGCACGATCGCGCTGCTAACGACTGGAAAGAAGAGAAAGTAGAGTTACAGGATGAACAGATTTAGAGTCCGGAACCGTCCGCGTCGTTGCCGCTCCAGATTCTTTAAGACCCTGAGAAAGGCGCTGGCGCAGATGCGGTGGGACTTCCTTCGTCTACAGGACGAGCACGGAGAGGACCTGAGCGGCATGGAAAACTGGTAGATTGATTCTCGTAACGTGATAGGAGGATAGCGAACATGGTGACCCAGGTCGAGATCGCGAAGCACGTCGGGATCGACGTTTCCAGCGTCAACAAGATCATCAACAAGTCTCCCGGAAAGTTCAAGAAGGAGACGATCGCCGCCGTCTTCAAGGCAGCAAAGAAGTTCAAGTACAACTTCCGGCGCTCGTCGAAGGCGAACCTCCGCCGCATCCTGATGCAGCTCTTCCCGAAGGACTCGGCGCCGGTCGAGATCGCGCTGGCGCGTGGCGTCACTGTCCCGACTGCGGTGGAGATCCTGCTGACCCTGTACGGAACCTAAGGAGGGCGGACCCTCTTTGGACCCTCTCTCTCTATCGGGGCCGGGCAATGTTGCCCGGCCCCATCTTGCGGGTGCTCCTGCGTGGAGCATCCACAAGGTACGAATGAAGAAGGAGAAACTAATGTCTCGCAGAGGAACGGCAAAGGTCGACAAGCTCGAGTGGCGCGGCGTGGTCTACCCGATCTTCCTGAACAAGGAGACCGGTGAGTTTTCCGCTCACGTCCCGGATCCGGACAATGTCCACAGACCGATGGAATCGTTCCATGGAGAGTTACCCGAGGTAAAGAAGCAGCTCGAGAAGTACCTCAAGGAGGCCGACGGAAAGGACCTGGAGTGGGAGCCGGTCATCATCATCAAGTACGAGAAGCGCGAGAACTGGAATTACGGCCGTAGGAGCGATAACTCCCTGGACCTGGACTACAAGCGCGGGTTCCGCGCTAAGACGATCAGCGGGAAGCTGCTCTGGCGGGACTTCCTGGACACGAGCCCAGACAGTCAGGACGACGTCACCGTGAAGATGCAGGAGTACAACACGGATCCGCCGTACTGGCGATCGAGCGCAGTCGAGATCGCGTACACGCCGGAACGCTGGAGCTCGCTCCGGCTGATCACCGAGACCATGAAGCTGATGAACGAGCGACTTCAGAAGATCCTGAGCGGAGGCGCGGACGAGATCGCCAAGATGCTGCACGGGATCTCCGAGAAGGGAGCGCAGATGCTTCTTCCGGCGCCGAAGGAAGGCGGGAAGGGACGATGAAGATCTATCTAGGAAAGCCGCCGAAGCCCGGTGGCCCTGAGAAATTCACGATGGGAGAGTCGACCGTTCGTCCAACGGAGCAGCAGCTGAAAAAGATGGGCTTCGAGCGCCCTCTCAAAAGACTTGCGAAGGCGCTCTCCAAGAATGGGCCTGGAGACGTGATCGGGATTGAGGTCGGTGGGATCGTGTTCAACTGGCTCCTGGATCCGAACGACAAAAAGCTGTTGTAGCTATAAGTGCTGAGTGATTTCAAAGAAGAAGGAGGAGATCATGCGTCGAGTGAAGATGGCTGAGTTCGGGAAGGACCACTGGAGCCTGCTAGCGTACGTCGAGACGCTCTGCGTCGAGAGCTCGAAGAAAGGGGTCGGAGAGATCAGCAAAGACCGGATGCGCTGCAATCCGAAGCACCACCCGCTACATGCGGTGAACGAGGTGCGCGGCGTCCACTGGATCGACGACTACAGCTCGCGCCTCGCGGGGTACTACCCGGAGACGGGCGGGACGGACAAGTCGAAGATGGTTCGCGGCCACGACGACTGGGACTGCCTTGACGACTTGGAGGCGGCGAAGTTGATCGAGGTTCTGTCGGAGGCAAACGGGTTCGTCATACTCTCCGATCTCGGACGGGAGATGGCGGGGCGCATCCGGGCGCACAAGACCAAGGGCGGGTCCTTCTCGAACTTCAGTCCGGCGGAGACGGTTTCCTCCTGAAAAGGATGGCCTATTTTGGCCCCGTAACCAGGGGTATTTGAGGGTGGGAACAGTGACGAAAAGCGACTTAAAGCGTTTCTGGGACAAAGTGAAGGTGGATACGACGACAGGCTGCTGGATCTGGACCGCCGCAGTCCGGACGTGGAAGAAAGAGCCGCACGACGGCGGCTATGGCGCCTTCTCGATCGACGGCAGGATCCGCCGGGCCCACAAAGTCGCTTTCCGGATCCTGTTCGGCTACTGGCCGCGCGGCGGCGAGATCCTCCTGCACGGGTGCGACAATAGACGCTGTGTAAACGTCCTGTTGCATATCCGCCCCGGGACGCAGCTTGAAAATGTGAAGGATATGCTGGATAAAGGTAGAGCTACCCATCAGAGGAGACAACATGGGCGAGTACAACGAGACCACGGCGCGAGTCCTGGACGTCCTGTCGAAGAAGCCGTCGACGGTCGACGCGCTGGCGAAGAGCCTCGAGTGCTCCAGGTCGAATGTCACGGTGATCCTTTTGAAGCTGCTCAAGTTCGGTCGAGTCGACCGCAAGAAGGTCCGGAAGGGCGAGATCGTCATCCGGGCCACCAACCCGCCCGTTACCAGGGATAATCTCGTATTCGTCTACTCGATTACAGACTCCGGCCTTGATAGACTGGAGCGGATCTCGGGGTCGGGTGACGCCGGGCGGGAGGGTTAGATGCTGGCAAGAAAACTTGCACTGTCCAAGGAGCAGAATCCTGCGCTTCAGCGGATCGCAGAGATGCTCGAAAAAGCGTTCAACGATATCGGCGAGAAGATCCGGGAAGACCTCCTGAAGGCATACCGGAAGTACGCTCTCGACTCCTTCAAGACATTCATGACGGCGATCGCCGAAAGCACCGGTCCGATTCCAACGAATCGAATGGGACGTCAGGCATACGGCAACTGGCACGAGTACGCCGACATGAAGAAGACAGACAGACACGACTATTCTCCGACCAAGACCTGGGAAGACTACAAGAAGATCGCGCACCTGTTCGTTGTCTCGTATCGCAAAGCTGACAGCGACGCGAACGAGGCTTACGAGAATTCCAGGGACTCGTTTGTCCACAAGAACCTCGACAAGCTCAGGAACGTTCTCGGCAATCGCACCGATCTGACGAACGCTGTCATCAAGTTCGACTGGAAGGGTGGGTACTTCAAGGGCAACGTCCAGATCTACCTGGAAGGCGCCTATTTCCGTGGGGATATCGACATCAAGTACGTAGTCCGCACGATTCCGCGCGTCACGCCGTACTTCCAGTACCCGCTCCTGTTTGTCGAGGCTGAAGTGAACGGGAAGCATTACAACAGCCCGAGCGAGGAAGAGCTCCGCCTACTCCTCGGCGGACCGTCCAAGGAGAAGGCGATCGAGATCCAGAAGGAAGAGGCCGCGGCCGAGGGCTGGTGCCCGATGAGCGGACAGCCTTCGGACGCCAAGGTTCGGTACGGGTCGTCGACCTACGTCAAGTGTCCTGGGTGCAAAGCCACGGTCGCCGTCCAGCACTACAAGTACCGGAAGCACAAGACTCCGAAAGCTCTGAAGGACGAGGAGATCCAGAAACTCGTCTCCGGCGGGAGCTGCCCGATGTCGAACCAGCTTGCTCCTTTGAGCGCGTTCGAGAGCCTACTTAGGAAGCACACCGTGTGGCCCGCAGGAAAGGAGACGATCGAGTTCTCTGTCAACCTCTTCGACAGCCAGGGGAAGTACAACAAGATCCCCTGCTCCGCCTGCGGTCAGAAAGTGGTGATCGGCAGAGATTACGGAGCACTGAAGCCGGAAGACGTCAGGGTCTACTACCGCAAGCACAAGTCGAAATAGGGAGGACTGAGCCATGATGAAAACCACGCCCTGGAAGGAGTACACCGAGCACGGTCGCAAGAACAGGATCTGCACGACCTACGGGCTCGACTACGACTTCGCCCGCAGGAACAACCAGGATCCGTACTTCTCGGCGACCTGCACCATCGAAGAGAAGCGCGGTACACGGTGGGTGGAGTACGCGGGCGGCGCAGACAGCGTCGCGATCGCGCAGCACTTCCCGGAGCTCGCTCAGTACCTGAAGTGGCACCTCGTCTCGACCGGCGAGCCCATGCACTACATCGCCAATGCGAAGTACTGGTGGGAGATGGCGATGGGGAAGATCAAGCCGAGCGAGTACCAGCGTGTCGATCCGAAGGACGCCTTCAAGACAACGATCATCCTGGGAGGGATCCCCGGAGAGCAGATGCCGTACTCCAACGACTGGCAGGATGTCGAGAAGTGGCTCCGGGACCGTCTCCCGAAGTTGATGGGGTTCTTCTCGGCTGACATGAAGAACCTCGGCGTCCTGGAGTAGTGGTCGACGCGCCCTGCAGTAACCGTGCGACCGGGGGCTGGAGGGTCGAGTGAAGGTCTACCACATACCGAGGTCTAACTGCCCGCTTCGGATTCAGGTCTCAGACGACGAGATCGTGTACTGCCTGCAGTTCTTGGGAGAGGACCGCTACCCGTTCTACTGGAAGCTCGTGACGCCGGACACGGCGAAGCGCCTGATCTACGAGTATCAGATGACGGTCGCTTTCACTCTGCCGGACACGCCGGAGGACCAGATCATCCACGAAGGGCCGAGAAGTCCATAAGCTACGATGCGAACCGCTTGAGCCGGACCTTCAGGGCCTGCTTCGCTCTGAAGACCATGGTCTTCGAGCTCGCCACGGTGACGCCGATCTTGGTCGCGATCTCCTCGTGGGAGAGCCCGTCCAGGTGGAACAGCTCGAAGGCCTTCCGCTCGCGTTCCCGGAGCGAAAGCAGCTCCTCCCTGAAGGACTTCTCCAGCTCGGACGAGATCGTCTCCTGGAGAGGGGTCTCGGTCTGCTTGACCGAGTTCAAGATGATCCTCCCGTTCCTGCGGGCGACTTCAGACCTCTTTTTGGTGTCCATGGCGAGGTTCTTGGAGATCTGGTACAGGAGCGGGAACACGTTCTCGACCCTGAGCTCGATCTTGAGGACCCGGTAGATCGCCTCATCGACGACGTCCTCGGCGACGTTCTGCACGCAGCCATACCGCCGCTGCATCTCGTTGATGAGTTTCTGCCTGCAGTCCAGCGGGTTCATACGCTGGAGTATAGCCTAGTGGCACTCTAACAGACAACTGTGCCAGAAAGATTACCTACCAGATCTCGTACTTCCCGTCACGAGGTCTGAGGCCACAGCGGCGGCAGGATTCGAACGTGTCATAGCGACCACGGTTAACTGCTTCGGATCCGGGGATCCCTCCAAAGGCAGGGCCGCCGGAGCCACGAGGAAATCCCGTAAAGAGGTCAGGTCCGTTCGGGTCGATGTTGAAGACAGTCTTCGTCCGCAGATCGTGAGTGCCCGCGCACGAGAACAGCGAGTGAGTCCAGGAGATCAGCGACCACAGCATATTTATCTTCCGCAGAAAAGATTATCCCTTACGAAAGATCCACCGAATCATCGGATTCACAATGAGAATATAGGCGAACAAGCAGAATCCGATAGCAGCCACCGTCTGCATCGCAGCCTCCTATTATTTTATGCCGAGAAGATTACCTACGAGATCGTGCTTCAGCTTCAGATGAAGGTATAAGGCGCTCGCCGCGCCAGCCTTCGTGTCCTTCGTAGTATCGGCCAACACCTCGCGGCACTTCTTGCAACGAAAGACATGGCCGTCGATCTCAATGAGATCGTCGACCGCCTTCGTGACGCGCGCCTTATCTTCTTCCACTAAGATTCACTGGGGAGCCGGAAGGTTGTTCCGGTTCAGCAAGCCCTGGAGACCGGCGAGCGAGAGGACGTTGTCCGACAACTTCGTGACCTCGAACCGCTTGACGTCGCCACGCCTTTTGGCGCTACGCAGGATCTCCCGCAGCTTCGCCGCCTGGGCGTCGGAGATGCTGGCGACTACGCCCTCTCCGGTACCGTCGGTGAATTCGATGCCGATTCCGAAAGCTTTCATATTCCTCTCGTCAATCTTATATGGCAAAGATTCACTGGGGAGCGGCAGATCGAGCCGCCGTCGCCTGAACAGACTCTAGATAAACGAGGCACTTGCAGTTCGGATGGTTGCAGCCGCGGTCATGCTGCCTGCGACGGTGCCAGCTTTTCTGGTGATGGCATCCGACGCACTGGTACATCGACACGATCCTTCCAAAGACTTTTCTCATCTACGTATTCCGCTTGAGGGCCGCTCGCCCTTCGTCAGTGGCCTCGTACAGGTACGTTTCTCGGCCATCAACCAGCCCAATACTGCGATCCACCCAGCCGCGCCGGAATAGGCGCTGGATTCGGCTAGCGATCTGCTTCGTCGTGAGATACAGACCGGAGGAGTTTGACTGGACGTCGTATGCCGTGGCGCCGTTCATGTAGGACAAAATACGAAGAATGGCGATCTCTCCTGGGTACAACGAGAGTGGAGGGTCCGGATTCTTCTTCGTCTTCCTCTGGTCTACCCGCCCGTCGTACTCTCCCAGCTTGTCGACAGCGTACTGGAGAGCGTCCTTGAGGCGCGTGAAGCCGTGCTCATCGGACTCGAACTGGTCGCTCAGGTCGATCACGCTGGAGCGGTCCTTCACCAGGAAGAGCGTCTGGTAGATCTCTCGACCGCGGCGATCCTCTCGTCCCGACGAGCCTTCCGTGCGTACGACCTGGAGGTGATGACGCCGACCGTGGACTGTCCAGTCGTCCGCGCTGTCCTTGGTGTAGTAGTAGTCGGTCTTCATCACAATCTTACCGTTGTACGATTGTACTCCCTAGTGGCACTCTTGCTAACTAGAATGCCGGAGCTCCTGCAGTGTCCGGCGGTTGATCTTGAGCCCGTTGAAGCCAAGGACCTCGACGGCGATCCGGTTCGCCTCCTGCTCGGCGGGCTCCTCCCAGTGTGGAGGATTCTTCCGAACGCGGTGCTCCGGATACCGGAGGCGCATCCCGACGATGTGCCCGAGTTCGTGAGCGGAGATCCCGAGGACCTCCTCCTCCGTCAAATCGAACTCGGAAGCCTTCGCGAAACAGACCGTGTATACGCGGTGATTGGTGTGGGCGAACTGGCGCCACTTCTGCCCGTGATGTCGATCGGCGAGCGGGCAGAAGCAGAACTTCACGG